AGGAAGTTGTTGTCAGCATTGGTGAGGAAGCGCCACCTCCCGAAGAACATACTCCAGCGCCTGAATGGGTAAAAGAGTTGCGTAAGACGAACCGAGAACTGCAAAGGCAGAATCGTGAACTGCAAAGCAAGCTACAAGCCGCACCAGCTGAGACCAAGCCAGTGGTGATTGGAAATAAGCCAAAACTAGAAGATCACGACTATGACGCTGATGCATACGAGGAAGCATTGACAAGTTGGTTTGAGCGCAAGCGTCAAGCCGATGAAATCAACGCCAAGCAAGAAGCTGAAGTTATGAATCAGCAAAAGGCATGGCAAGCCAAGTTGGATGGTTATGGCAAGGCGAAAGCCGAACTAAGAGTGAAAGACTTTGAGGATGCTGAAGAAGTTGCTCAACAAGTTTTTTCTATCACCCAGCAAGGCGTTTTGCTGCAAGGTGCAGATAATCCTGCACTCGTTGTTTACGCACTCGGCAAAAACCCTGCAAAGGCTAAAGAGTTGGCTGAAATCAAAGACCCCGTAAAGTTTGCCTTTGCGGTAGCAAAACTGGAGAAAGACTTGAAAGTTACAAATCGCAGGCAAGCACCCGCCCCAGAGCGTATCGTTACAGGAACTGGAAGATCATCTGGTGCGGTTGACTCAACACTTGAACGGCTGAGAGAAGAAGCGGCTCGTACTGGCAACATGACCAAGGTCATTCAGTACAAATCGCAGAAACGAACAGCATCCAAATAATTTAATAGGAGCTTATTATGAGCAATAGTTTTTCAAAAGAAGAGCGCGTAGCGTTTGAGGACATCCTCGAAGGCTTTAACGATGCTTTGGTTTTATCCCGCAACGTGTCCATCTACAACACAGATGGCTCGATGATGGAACGCACGAACAACGTGATCTATCGCCCCCAGCCTTACATCGCACAATCGTACGATGGCATGGATCAGACTAACAACTTCACAGCTTACACACAGCTTGCAGTACCAGCGACACTCGGCTTTCAAAAGTCTGTGCCGTTCATTCTGGATGCTTTGGAACTGCGTGATGCGTTGCAAGAAGGTCGTTTGGGCGAAGCCGCCAAGCAGAAACTTGCCTCTGACATCAACATTTCAATCATGAATGTTGCTGCAGCCCAAGGTTCTTTGGTCGTGACTGTCAACACCGCTGCTGGTGATTATGATGATGTGGCCTTGTGCGACAGCATCATGAACGAGCAGGGCGTACAGTCTTTTGACCGTTACTTGGCTTTGTCTAGCCGTGACTACAACGGCATCGCTGGCAACATTGCTGGTGGAGCTACTGGTGGTGGTGCATCCCGCAGTTTCGCTGGCACTAAGTCCAACACCGCTTTCGAGCGTTCTTTCGTTGGTATGGTTGCAGGCTTTGAAACTTACAAGTTGGATTACGCAAACCGCTTGGCTGCACGTACTGGTTCTAACACCACCATGTCCACCTTGGCTTCCGCCAACAACTACTATGTTCCAGTTGCCACTTCTACCGCAGTGACAGGCGAAACCCAGAACGTTGACAACCGCTTCCAGACCATCACTGTCACATCGACAACTGATCTGCGAGTGGGTACACCGTTTGAGATCTCTGGTGTTGAGGCTGTGCATCACATCACTAAGCAAGGTACTGGCTTTGCCAAGACTTTCCGTGTGGTAAGCATCACAAACTCAACCACTTGCGTTATCACACCTCCAATCATTTCTGCCCAAGGTGGAACTGATGCCGAGTTGCAGTATCAAAACTGCATCGTGACACCTAACGCCACTGCAACAATGACCCGTTTGAACTCGACCACTGCGCCTATCAACTGCTTCTGGCAGAAAGATGCATTGGAGATTTTGCCTGGTCGTTACGCTGTTCCCTCCGATGCTGGCGTTGCAGTGATGCGAGCCTCCACCGATCAGGGTATCGAGTTGGTCATGCAGAAGCAGTACGATGTAAACACCATGAAGACCAAGTATCGCTTGGACACTCTGTATGGTGTGGTCAATAAGCAGCCAGAAATGTCTGGTATTTTGCTATTCAATCAGGCTTAAGGAGTAAATCATGAGCTATCAAGTAATTTTTGCACAAGGCACAGCTACTGTTGCAGTACCAGCAGGCGAGAAAATCGCTGTTCAAGCCTTTTCACCAGCACAAGTGTTTCAAGAAGTTGGGTTTCCCCAATTTCCTGAAGCCAATGATTTGCTGACAACGGTTGACAACACAACTTATGTATCAAGCGCATTTACCAATGCCACCAACGTGATTATTCAAGCTGGTGCATCGGGTGCGTACTATTCTGTGGGTGTTGCTCCTGACATCAGCAACAATGGCAACTGGCAACCTCAAGGTGCGCCAGCCAACATTGCTGATGGCGGCTCGATGGCGGCAACTGCTGCCAACGTGTTGACAGGCATCATTACTGCTACTCCCACAGCAAGCCGTGACATTCAATTGCCAACAGGTGCAAACCTTGATCTGGCAACTGAGTGGGCAATCGGTGATTCGTTTGACTTCAGCGTCATTACTTTGGCTGCATTTGCTTTGACATTGACTGTCAACACAAACGTGACCATCGTTGGTTCTGCTGCAACTGCGGCTACGGCTGGTGCATCTGCACGTTTCCGTTGCCGTAAGACTGCGGCTGATACCTTTGTTGTCTATCGTATCGGTGGTTAAACCAATACAGGCCAGCAGAGATGTTGGCCTGTTTTACTTAGGAGAACAAAATGCCAATGAAAAAAGGTTACTCAGACAAGACCATTTCCAAGAATATTAAAATGGAAATGAAATCAGGCAAGCCCCAAAAGCAAGCCGTTGCAATGGCACTTGGTATGGCTACTAAGTCGGCAAAAGCCGCTGGCAAGCCTAGCAAAGCACCAATGAAAAAATGATTAAGTCAGCCGCAATCATTAAGACCAAAACTCTCGCCCCGTGGCGGGAGTTGCGTTTGCAAAAGCGCAAACTCAAAAAAGAGCAAGCCATCGAACGCAAGCTCAATAAAGTCTACTATCCATCACCGATTGGCGCACAAGTTATTGATGTGCCTGATGAGCAGATTGAAGTTGTTGAAGTTGTTGATGACAGCCCACCAACTCGTGAGGAAATGCTACAACAGGCTGAAGCCATTGGCATGAAGGTTGACAAACGCTGGTCAGATGCGACACTGTTGAAACACATTGAGGAATCAGCATGGGCTATACAAAACGACAATTCATAAGCGCATCCTTTGAGGAAATCGGGCTTGCGTCTTATGTGTTTGATTTACAGCCTGAACAGCTTGAATCTGCCTTGCGTAGATTAGATGCAATGATGGCAGACTGGAACGCCAAGGGCATCCGCTTGGGTTACCCTTTGCCATCCAGCCCACAAGATAGCAGCCTAGATGAAGAAACCCTCGTGCCTGATTCGGCTTACGAGGCTATTATTTGCAGTCTAGGCATTAGGCTTGCACCAAGTTTTGGCAAGACAGTGATGCCTGATACAAAAGCCACTGCCAAGCAGGGTTACGACATTCTGTTGCAAAGAGCCACATTCCCGCTTGAACAGCAACTTCCGGCAACAATGCCTGCTGGTGCTGGCAATAAACCTTGGAGAGTCTACGATAATCCATTTATCAGACCACCAGCCAATCCTGTTACTGCTGGCCCTGATGGGCCTCTCGAATACTATTAAGGACAGTCATGCCACAAATCAATCAGTTACCAGTACTCAGCACTGTTTCAAGCGGAGACCAGTTACCCGTTTATTCTCCCAATAATGGGGATGCAAGACGTTTGTCCATTGGCAATCTGTTGACATTTTTCCAGCAAAGTTTTGCATCGCCAACGCTGTCGGTGAATCTGTATGTGCCTGGCTCTGGGTTCAACATCACTGTTCCAACTCCTGTCAGTCAAGATCAATGGATGTTGTTGCAACCTGCTGGAACGCTGGCATCTGGCACGATCACCTTGCCTTTGAATACTGGAGTGCCTGATGGCACTACGGTGCTGATTACAACTACCCAAGAGATTACCTCACTGACGATTGCGCTGAATGGTGCAACTGCTCTTTATGGTGGCGTGACATTCTTGGGTGCTGGTACTGCAACAGCCATTCGGTTTTATCAGCCTACAAACTCTTGGTATCAGATTAATGCTGAGACTGTTTATGCTGCGGGTATGCAAGCATTTTTGGCGACACCATCAAGTGCCAATCTACGGGCGGCAATGACTGATGAAACAGGCACTGGTCTGTTGGTATTTAACACCAGCCCAACTTTCGTAACACCAATTCTTGGCACACCAACATCAGGTACGCTGACCAATTGCACAGGTTTGCCTGTTGCTGGTGTAACTGGACTTGGCGCAAATGTAGGTGCATTTTTGGCAACCCCATCAAGCGCAAACTTGGCGGCAGCATTAACCGATGAAACTGGCACAGGCGCAGTCGTATTTGCAAATACACCTACATTGGTGACTCCAAATATCGGTGCAGCCACAGGAACAAGTTTAGCAGTCACAGGGTCACTTAGATCATCTGGAACGGCTGGTGTGGGTTATTCCACAGGCGCAGGCGGTGTAGTTATTCAAGGCACAAGCCGAACCACAGGTGTGACGATTAACAAACTAACTGGTCAAATCACATTATTTTCTGCGGCAGGCACAACCAGCGCAACTACTTTCACTGTGACCAACAGCACCGTTAATACCACCGATGCAATTATTCTCACTCAGCACACTGGCACTGATTTATATAATTTGATGGTCACTAAGACAACCTTGGGTTCTTTTGATATTACATTCCGCACCACTGGCGGAACAACAACTGAACAGCCAATATTTAACTTTGCAGTTATTAAAGGCACAGATTCATAATGGCAACCAAGCCAAAGTCATCGGTCAATGAGGCTGGCAACTATACGAAGCCAACCATGCGTAAGCGACTCTTTGAGGAAATCAAAGGTTCTGCTGTGCAAGGCACTGCGGCTGGCGAATGGTCGGCTCGCAAAGCCCAACTGTTAGCAAAGAAGTACAAAGAAAAAGGTGGCGGTTATAAATGAAAGCCACACAAAAAAGCCTCAAAGATTGGTCAAGTCAAAACTGGCGCACCAAGTCTGGAAAGCCATCGTCTGAAACGGGAGAGAGATATCTGCCCGAGAAGGCGATTAAAGCCTTGAGTGCAGCAGAGTATGCGGCAACCACACGAGCAAAGCGTGAGGCTACAAAGGCTGGAAAACAGTTTGTCAAGCAGCCTAAAAAGATTGCTGAAAAGATCAAGGGTTTCAGATGAAAACTCCAGCCTATGCACGAAAAGAAGGTCAGAATCCCAAAGGCGGCTTGAACGCCAAGGGAAGGGCTGCGGCAAAGGCCGAAGGCATGAACTTAAAGCCTCCTGTCAAGTCTGGTGACAATCCTCGCAGAGCATCTTTTTTAGCTCGCATGGCTGGCAACGCTGGCCCTGAATACAAAGACGGTGAACCCACTCGATTGTTGTTAAGTCTAAGGGCTTGGGGCGCATCATCAAAAGCAGATGCCAAAGCCAAGGCAAAACGCATCTCTGAACGCAACAAGGCTAAGTGATGCAAATACCTATCCTAAACGGTATCTACACCGACAGCACCCCTGAACTGCGTACCAGTTACCCAGTGAATCTTGTGCCTGTGCCAAAACAATCTGGCATCAGCAATGGATTTCTGCGACCAGGCGATGGCATTATGTCCAATGGCACAGGGCCAGGCGTTGATCGTGGCGGCATCAACTGGAATGGTCAGTTATATCGGGTCATGGGTACGAAGTTGGTAGAAATCGACAGCGCAGGTGCAGTGACTATATTGGGCGATGTGGGTGGGCCAGTAGACCAACTGGTGACATTTGATTACAGTTTTGATGTGCTGGCGATTGCCTCTGGTGGTCGCTTGTATTATTGGATTCCAATTAATACGCCAGCAACATCGGTATGGAATCCGACTGCCCCAATTCTGAGACAAGTCACAGACCCAGACCTTGGCGTGGTGCTTGACTTCTGTTGGGTTGACGGGTATTTCATGACCACCGATGGTGCGAATTTGGTTGTCACAGAATTGACAAACCCAACTCAAGTCAATCCTTTGAAATATGGCAGTTCAGAGGTTGACCCAGACCCTGTAGTAGCACTCATTAAATTGCGAAACGAGGTCTATGCTCTTAACAGTAACACCATTGAGGTATTTGACAATGTGGGTGGCGAGTTATTTCCATTCGCACGAATTGATGGCGCACAAGTCCAAAAGGGAGTGCTTGGCACACAAGCCTGTTGTATTTTCATTGACCGCATTGCTTTTTTAGGCGGTGGTCGCAATGAAGCGCCATCCATTTATGTAGGTGCAGCCGCAACAACTCAGAAACTAAGCACTCAGGAAATCGACAATCTTTTGCTTGAGTACACTGAAGCACAATTGGCCTTGGTTAAGTTAGAGGCCAGGAACGACAAAAATCACCAACATCTTTATGTGCATTTGCCTGATCGCACCATAGTTTATGACGCATCCGCATCTGAGGCATTACAAACTCCTGTCTGGTTCACGCTGACTACAACCATTGCGGGATTTGCACAATACCGAGCCAGAAACATGGTTTGGATATACGACAAATGGATGGTTGGCGACCCACAGTCCAACAGCATTGGTTACTTGGTACAGAACATAGGCCACCATTGGGGACAACAAGTGCGCTGGGAGTTCGGCACATTGATTGTCTACAACGAGAGCAATGGGGCAATATTTAACGAGATGGAACTTGTCAGCCTGACAGGTAGTATTGCATTGGGCAAAAACCCAAAAATCAGCACTAGCTACTCTTTGGATGGGCAGACTTATTCACAGGAAAAGTTTATCTCTGTCGGCACGATTGGCAACCGTCAAAAGCGTTTGGCTTGGTTTCAGCAGGGTCACATGAGGAACTGGCGCATTCAGCGTTTCCGTGGTGATAGTGATGCTCATGTGTCTTATGTTCGCCTTGAGGCGCAGATTGAAGCATTGGCATACTGATGGCAACCGCACCTGTTTCCCGCAAACTTAACTTGACCCGTGACCAGCTTGCGGAGTTTCTGACCGATCAACAACAGATCAGACAGTTTGAATTGCTGTTTTCCACTGTTGACCAACTGCAAGTTATTGTCGGGACTGACTTTGAGTATCAGGCAGACACGGCAGCGGCAACAGCAAATGAGGCATTGGCACAATTAAGTGCATTGGCGCAAGATACCTCAGTTGATGATGCTGTCCTCAACGCCAAGGTGCAACAGACATTAGATGCTATCCCAAGATTGGCTCAAGCATTGGATTTGCTTGCACTAGCCCCTGTGCGTAATAATATCGAATTGGAGCATGATGTAAATGGCATCTTGCCTTATGCAAACCAAACCCCAAGGGTAAGATCTAATCAGGTGCTGATATGGCTTTCGATGTAATTACCCCTGTTAAATTAGGCCAAGCCGCCATCACCACTGGCGTGACTACGCTTTACACTGTTCCAGCCAGTACACGCACGTTGCTCAAAGAATTCAGCATTGCCAATACAACGGCAGCCGCCATAAACGTGAGAGTCTTTTTAGTTCCATCAGCAGGTTCGGCTGGAACTGGAAATGCTTTCCTATACGATGTGTCTGTGCCAGCCAATAACGCCTTGCAATACAACGGCATTGAGGTACTGAACGCGGGGGATACCATTCAAATTCAAGCAGCATCGACTGGCCTCACAATCATCGCAAGTGGTGGCGAAGCCACATAAGGAGTATGAAATGACCGTATCAATCAAGGTGCTGATACCACCAAAACAGGCCGAAGGCACACAGACTACGCAGTACACAGCTGTGAACTGTAAAGCGATCATTGACAAATTCACTGCCACCAATACCACAGCAGGAAATGTAACGATCAGCGTTAACTTGGTGACAAGTGGCGGCACAGCAGGCGTAACTAATCTGATTGTGGACACCAGAAGCATTGCACCAGATGAGACCTACACATTCCCTGAATTGGTCGGGCAAGCATTGGAGTCTGGCAGTTTTATATCTACCATTGCAAGCGCAGCCACATCATTGACCATTCGTGCCAGTGGGCGTGAAATTACTTAAAGGAGCTAGAAATGAAAGAATTTATGATGATTCCCAGAGGCTTTAATGGCTTGCCGATGGAAGAAGAATTTTTGACCAACGCAGAGAACAAAAAGAACTATGCCGTTGCGGTGGCTGATTGGAACTATGGCCCTGAAATGCCCACCAATGAGCCTGGTGCAAATAAGGAGTTCTACGCTGGTTTGGCAGAGGCAATGCAGTGCGATGAAAAAGACGCAAGACGCAAGCATTGCTCGAACTGCGAGTATTACGATAACAGCTTCATGACCCAAGTGCGGATTGAGCGCATCCCAATGGCGGCTTATGACAAGGGCGCAGGGTTTAGGGGTCACTGCGAAAAGCTGAACTTTATCTGCAACGATATGCGGGTTTGTCAGGCTTGGGAAGACAGAGAATATGAGGATTGACCTTTTCCGAATTTGTGCGAAAATCAAGCCGCTGAGTTCTGGCATCCAGCGGCCTGCCCTATCTAGGAGTTGTGGATGACCGATGGACTGCGAGAAAACCTGACAAAGGTTTTTATGCTACCCCAAACAGCCATTGATTGGCTGATGATGGTCTTTGACGCAATCCAAGTCTTTGATGATGTTGCAGATGGCGATGAAGTGGAACGAGAAGACCTCAATGCGACCATTTGGAACACATTGGTGGGTATGCACCAGAACACCTTTTTTATCGCCAACAGCACCCATTTAACGCCCTTGCTGGCGACAATGATTCTCAAGTGGCAATCCTCGGATACGGCAGAGCGCAATAAACAGGCAGATGCAAAATCTTTTGTTTGGCGAGCCGGATATTACGATTTGATTTTAATGACCGTTTCGCTAGTGCATGGTGCTGGATATGCCACAAAATATGGTCATCATGTGATGGCTTTGTATGGCGAAACTTTTGAAGATTACATGAAGGAGTTTGGCGATGCCTGATCCAGTCACAGCCCTAGTCGTTGGTGGAAGCCAACTTATCGGAAGTTCAATGCAAGCCAAAGCCGCAGGTTCAGCGGCAGATATTCAATCTGGTGCAGCTCAAGCTGGCATTGAAGAACAACGCAGACAGTTTGATGCTTTACAAGCCTTGTTAAAACCTTACACAGAAGCTGGTTTGCCAGCATTGGAAGCACAGCAAGCATTTATTGGTTTAAGAGGGCCAGAGGCAGAACGTGCCGCCATTGAGCGTATAAGTGGAAGTGAGCGTTTTCAGGAACTCACACGACAAGGCGAGGAAGCCTTACTTCAAAGGGCATCTGCAACAGGTGGATTGCGTGGCGGCAATGTTCAAGCGGCATTGGCTCAGTTTCGCCCACAAGTGCTTAATCAACTGATTGAAGAACAATATGGTCGCTTGGGTGGAATGACTACATTGGGTCAACGTTCTGCGGCTGGTGTTGGTGCGGCTGGTATGGAATCAGGTACAAATGTGGCAAATTTACTTGCTCAACAAGGCGCAGCACAGGCTGGTGGTGAGATCGGTCAAGCGAGGGCTTATGGGCAATTATTTAACTTGCCTGGTCAACTGCTTGGTTTCCAATACGGTGCAGGAAAAACTCCAGGACTTGGGTTTTAAGGATTAAAACATGGCAACGATTAACCCTTTAATGCAACCTATAAATTACACAGTTGATGTGCAAAGTCCATTTGAATCTGCTTTGGGCGGGTTCAAACTTGGTGCTGGCATTGCTGAAGTTCAAGCGGCACAGCAAGCTAGAGAGAGAGCGCAGACAGCTCAAACTGAACTTGCAAATTTATTTAAAAATCCTAATGCGACCGCAACAGATTACGCACGGGTTACTGCCTTTTTGCCTAAAGATCAAGCGGCAACAGTATTGTCTGGTTTTGAGGCTCAAACAAAAGAACAGCAACAAAACACTTTAAGACAAGGCACTCAGGTTTACACGGCTATTAAGTCTGGAAATTTGCCAGTTGCTGAAATGCAACTTAAGGAACAAGCCACAGCACTTAGAAATGCTGGGAGAGAAAAAGAGGCGCAAGGTTTTGACGACCTTTCAAATCTTATTAGGCTCAACCCAACAGGAGCGCAGACAACGATTGCGTTGACTATTGCTGGATTGCCTGGCGGTAAAGAATTTCTCGATAATGCTGACAAGGCATTGTCAACACAGAGGGCAGAAGCCCTCCAGCCAAGCGCATTAAAAGAAGCTGGAGCTAAAGCAGAGCAAGCAGTAACTGAGGCTCAAACTAAAGTTGCAGATTTGCGTATTAAATTGCAAAACGAACCAATTGAAGCTGAAAGATTAATAATTAAACGAGACCTTGAACTTGCACAAGCAAATGAAGCAAAGGTTAAGGAAAAGTATGCAGAGCAGATCACACTTGCAGACCTTAAAAAGAAAGCCGCTGACCTTGGTCTGACAAATGCACAAACTAGTCAGGCACTCGCTCAAACCAAAAAACTTGGCGCAGAAATACAGAAGGCTACACTAGAACTTTCCGCACTTCAGGCCACTGGTGGTGTTGACCCTGATAAGAAGTTCACACAGGAAGAAAAAATACGTAAAGAATGGCAAGGCCGTAGCAAGGTCTATGGTGAACTTGATGGTATTTACAGCAACCTTAAAGCATCTGCTAATGCACAAACTGGCCCTGGTGACATTGCCTTGATTACTGGTTTTATGAAAATGCTTGACCCAGGCTCGGTGGTACGTGAGACCGAATTTGCTACTGCAAGAGATACTGCTGGCCTTTTTGAGCGTCTGGCTAATCAGGCTACAAAAATTCAAAGCGGTCAATTGTTCAGTTTGGATTCTAAGCAGCGAGGGGAATATGTCGCACTCGCAAAGCAATATTTAGATGCAGCACAGAAAAAAGCTGAACAAGAAAAAAAGGACTTAAATATTGTGGTGAAGAACTACAAACTGAATCCTGAAAACGTATTTGGTGCAACCCGCAACGTGACTGTGGATTACTAATATGGCCTACTCGATAACCACAAAAGATGGCATCACAGTAGATAACATCCCTGATGATGTTCCACCAGACTCGCCACAACTTAAAGCCCGTGTAGCAGCTATACGAGCTGGTCAACAGCAAGTCGCAGCGCCAACAGCC